TGGACAGCCGGGTCTTAGAAAAGCCCCTCATACTTTCGTATGAGCCGTTCTAGGTTGCGTATGATGATACCGTATTCCTTCTCGAAGTGCCATGAACCCCCTAAAGGATAAGAGGAGACTTCGGTCTCTTTCGGCTACCTTAAGTAAGTAGCTTGATTCTTATCCGGTTCTTGGTAACCGGTAAAGACTACAACCCCCTTGCGGGGATTATGGAGTCGACATCATCACTATCTAATTTAATATAATGAAATCAAATAACTTTACAATTTACAAAACTGTATCCTCATTTTTCTTTCCTTCTATTAAAAAGCCTGGTTTAATAATAGGTGATCTTTTTAGGAGGATCACATATTTAATTAAACACAATGGAACCCTCTTCACAGTAAAATACATCAAAGAGTCGCGTTTACACGCTACTCGTTGATATTGCGGAGAACCTATTTTGGTCTCCCCAATTAAAATTTCATTGGATCGAGAGGGATTTCCAACACTGTTCTTACCACTTAAAGTTTTACTAGTAGGGTCATTAGAGGAGAGAAAATTTGCATTTACTCTTTTAATGATCTCTAGAACTTTAGTTCCTAAGAAGCAAGAGGATATACCAGTAAATTTAAAAACTATTACTGATCCCTTCTCTGGAAGTATGGGGGTTTTGGACCCAATACTTTTGAAAGAAGCGATTAGTGAAGTTGTTTCTAAACCATTTGATCCTGTAGAGTGGAAACCTGACAATGTCAAGTTAACAACTAAAGGAGGTCCAAATGGTCCAGCAACTATGACAGCTTTGTCTACAATTCGTAGATTTGGCCCGTCTGAGTTGATTGGGATTGCTAGTATATCTAGTGATGCCTTTCTTAAATGGTTTAAGATCTTGTTCAACTATTCTGTTAAAGAAAGCTTAAGTCAATGTTCCCTCAATGAGGGTTCAGAAACATCTCCAGTCCAAACAAAGTTTGGACCAAGAGATACTCCTTTCACAAGGAGATTAAGTGTTGTCAAAGATCCTGAGTGTAAAATGCGTGTAATAGCTATGTTTGATTGAGTCTCTCAAGAATGCTTGAGTCCTTTATCAGACTATCTATTTCAGATTTTGCGTGAAATTCCTAGTGATAGGACTTTTACCCAAAACCCTCGTTTTACACACACCAGTACTAAGAAAGATCATCGCTTTTGGTCACTTGATTTAACAGCAGCTACCGATAGATTTCCAGTCTCTCTGCAAGTCCAGATTTTATCTTTTATGATAAATTCTAAATTTGCTGAAGGATGGAAGATGTTGATGGTCGGGTCTCCTTTTGCAATCCCATCTGATGCTACTGATAGTATTAACTATTCAGTTGGTCAGCCGATGGGTGCAAAAAGTTCTTGACCTATGTTCACATTGTCACACCACATCGTTGTACGATATGCAGCACTTTCACTTGGTATAAAGAATTTTGATTCTTATATCATGTTAGGTGATGATATTGTTATCAACCATGATGGGGTAGCTATTGAATATAGGAACCTCATGTCATCCCTTGGAGTTGAAATATCTAAATCAAAGACACATACAAGTTATTATGTATATGAATTTGCTAAAAGATGGATTGATTCCAGGATTGGTGAGGTTACCGGGTTACCTATGAAAGGAGTAATCGATAATATTTCGAATATATTTATTATATTCCAAGTATTATTTGATTATTTCATGGTCAAAGGTAATATGTATATCGCCAAGGCAAACCTAGCCTTTGTGGTAGTTGAGATTTTGAGGGTAGTTCAATTGAGATCACACGGTTCTGAAGCCATCCGGGGTTTCAGAGCCATGTATTCTCAACTTGAACCACTAGCTGTGTTCATGCGTATAAAATTCAATCTAGCATCTTATGATGAGATAAGAAATTATCTTGCCAAAAATGTTAGAAATAATGATATATACATGTTGCCAGGCCGACAAGTAGTCCGAGATGAAATATCTCGGATCATGTCTTTAGCCTTGCTTGGTACAGTTTGGTCCTCATCGCGAAAACTTCGTACATTCTTCAATGATCTTTGAAATAATCCAATTTTTGGATCTTCTAAGATTATTGATGATAGTGGTACTCCTCTTCCAATTATTCAATGTGTACTTAATTATTTGATGTCTCTTATTGTTTATAGTAAGAAACTTCAACTTCATCAAGTAACCATTGAACAAGCGTTGGAGGGTGCCATACTTATTGATGTTGAGGCTCTTTGTAGTTTTGAAAGATCTTCAAAAGCACAAATGATCAACAACGGTGAGGTCGCAGCTGCATTTAGGAGGGAAATGAGGTTTGACCCTTATCAACTCCCAAATCGGATGCGAGCACTTACGCTCATTAAGCATACTATGGATACTAGATATTTTATGGTAAAAGCCATTAAGTCGGAAGTTCTCCTTAGAGAACAGCGGACTTTAGATAGCCAGTCCAAAGATTCCTAGTAAACATTGGAAATAACAAGTATTGTTACGGTCAGTTTAAAGCATAAACTCTTTAAACTGCCAATAATGTATGTTGAATTAATAAATAAGAGACTTATTTAATTAACAAATACTGCAATATGTTGATTTGAATCCAGGCTTGCTTGTGAATCGGCATTACTTCGCGAAAAACTGAAGTAATGACTGATAGGTAAAACTATTAGTGGTTATCCC